AATGGTAGTACCAAACATTGTTGATATCAGTTACGGTCGTGGCGTAGGTTACACGTTTACTGAGCATGATTTGGGTAAAGAGCTGCATGATATTAGTGCAACTAAAATTAGGAAATCGTTAAGGGAGGCCGGCAAACTTTGAAGATATCAATTGAACAAACAATTTTGAGACATATGTTAACCGATGAAAAGTTTATGCGTAAAGTATTACCTTTCATCAAGCCTGATTATTTTGAAGGCGCATATCGTACCATCTTTCGTGAAGCGGGAAAGTATGTTGCTAAATACAACAGCCTTCCTGTTCATGAAGCATTTAAAATTGAACTAGATAATTCAGACAGTCTTTCAAATGAGCAATATAAAGTTGCTGTTGAGGTTCTGCCTAATCTATTTCAAGATGATGGTACAGACTCAAGATGGCTTGATGATGCTACTGAAAAGTGGTGTCAAGATCGAGCTCTACATAATGCAGTAATGGAATCCATTCAAATTATTGATGGAAAACACGATACTCTCACAAAAAATGCACTACCTGATATTTTACAAAAAGCATTAGGTGTTGCATTTGATTTGAAAGTTGGTCATGATTATATCGAAAATAGTGAAGAACGATATGAATTTTATCATAGAGATGAGGAGAGAATACCTTTTGACTTGGAACACTTCAATAAAATCACGAAGGGTGGAATACCCAATAAGACTCTCAACATTGCTCTTGCTGGCACTGGTGTGGGTAAGTCACTTTTTATGTGTCACTGTGCCTCAGCTAATTTATGCGCAGGTTCGAATGTTCTTTACATCACCATGGAAATGGCTGAAGAACGAATCGCTGAACGTATTGATGCTAATCTTCTTAATGTACCTATTGATCAGCTAGATAAAATATCTAAGGATCAGTTTACTTCAAAGGTTCATGATTTATCTCGTAAAACTACAGGAAAATTAATCATTAAAGAATATCCTACTGGTTCAGCTCACGCTGGTCACTTTAGAGCATTGCTTAATGAACTTAAATTGAAACGTAATTTTATTCCTGATATCATTTATATCGATTATCTTAATATATGCTCAAGTTCTAGAATGAAAGGAATGGGTGGTGCAATTAATTCATACTCTTACATTAAAGCAATTGCTGAAGAATTACGTGGTCTTGGCGTCGAATTCGACGTACCGATCTTCTCTGCAACGCAAACGACTCGTAGTGGTTATTCTAACTCAGATGTTGGGCTTGAAGATACGTCCGAATCTTTTGGATTACCCGCAACAGCAGATCTAATGTTTGCACTTATTGCTACTGAAGAACTTGATAAGCAAGGTCAAATGATGGTCAAGCAATTAAAGAATAGATATAATGATCCTACAATGCATAAACGTTTTGTTGTAGGTGTTGATAGATCTAAAATGAGATTATACGATGTTGAAGAAAATCAACAAACATTAGTTGATGATACACCAGTATTTGATAAAAGTCCATCAGGCGAAAGACTAAAATCAGAAAAATTTGAAGGATTTAAATTATGATTGCCGGAAAGGTTTGGGGCCAAACAGAACAAGTTGTTGCAAACGGTGTAATGGAATTCCATCGCATCGAATTTAAAAAGGGGTTTAAGTGTTCAGAACATTTACACCAATTTAAATGGAATGGCTTTTATGTTGAACAAGGCGAAATGATAATTCGTGTTTGGCAAGACGATCAAGACTTAGTAGATGAAACTCGACTAATGCCTGGAGATTACTGTCAAGTGGCTCCAGGTAAAATGCATCAATTTGAAGGCGTAGAAGATGGCGTAGCTTTTGAATTGTATTGGGCTGAATTCAATCATAACGATATTAAACGACGTACGTCAGGAAGTAAAACGTAATGCATGCTAGATTAATTAGTTATTCTCAATCACCAACAATGAACATAGGAGATTTATATGTCCCTGAAGGTATCCACGAACTCGTGGCGTATTGCGCCCGTGTCTCCAATCCATCGAACCAAGAATCATCTGCGACGACCGAAAAGTTGTTATCCTATCTTGCCAGGGAAAAACATTGGTCTCCCTTTGAAATGGTATCTACTTGCTTAGAAATTGAAACTACACGAGATATTGCTCGTCAAATTCTAAGACATAGATCATTTTCTTTTCAGGAGTTTAGTCAGCGTTATGCTGATCCTAAAACACAAGGTGAAATGTTTGAATACTCAGAAGCTCGTTTACAAGATACAAAGAATAGGCAAAACTCTATTGAGACTGATGATAAACAATTACAATTAGATTGGCTTCATTCTCAAATGCGTATTGCACATTTAGCTAAAAAGGAATATGATTGGGCTATTAAGAAAGGTATTGCTAAAGAACAAGCACGTAAAGTATTACCCGAAGGTTTAACTAAGTCAAGAATGTATGTGAATGGAACATTAAGAAGTTGGCTTCATTTTGTTGATTTAAGATCGAGTAATGGAACTCAAAAAGAGCATAGGGAAATTGCTCGAGCATGTGCTGAAGTCATTTCCAAAATTTACCCTAACATTATGGAGTACAGTCATGACGATTAAGACCACAGAAAATCAATACACATTTAGCTTTGCTGATTATGGACACAAACCTGCAAAAGAAAATTTTAATATTACAATTTCTGGTATTGATGATGTTATTGATTATAAGTTTAATGAACCAGCTTTAATAAAAGAATTTAAAGAGTATGTTGATAAAACTTATAACCAACATTATTCTAAGACTAAATTTCAAGCTTCTGAATTCATTTACGATGCTAGTCATGGTACTGGTTTTAATATGGGTAATGTTATGAAATATGCTCAAAGGTATGGAAACAAAGGAACGTCAGAAGACGCTCGTAAAGATTTAATGAAAGTAATCCATTATGCTTTCTTGCAGATGTTTGTGCATGATAAAAGTGTATAAATAAAGTTATAGTGATGAAGCAATTCGAAAACTAGACAGGACCCGGGGGCGGTACCCGGCGCCTCCACCATTATTTATGGGGGCGAAATAGGATCGACTGGTAGAGAATAGAAAAGTGGAGCTGTCCCGATCTAAGCTGGGTTAACGCGAAGAAAATGACTAAACGCAAACGATAACTTTGCACCTGTGGATTTCGCTCTAGCAGCGTAATTTAACTGAGCCCGAGGGAGCTTGGAAACAGAATCCCTCACCTACAACACAGAAAGTTTGGAGCATATGAACTTTGAAAAAACACGCTTGAAATTTGATACGACTAAACTCATAACAGACTATCAAGATTTCATAACAAAAAACGAATTCGTAACAGACGATAAAACTTTAGTAGACTTTAATGCTATATGCATTAATAGAAAAGAAGGTGATGAATCTTCAGTGACAGGTGGAAATGTTAGAGGTAAATATTGGACTTATCCTACTGATACTTCTCCTGAACAAGAAAGATTAGAGTACGTAGATGAAGAGGCATATAATGAAATATGTCCTGAGTTTGTTGGTACTTACACAGAACAAGTATATGAAGAATGTAAGAAACATTATAAACTTGGACGAATGAGATTCTTAATGAAGCCTCCTCGTAGTTGTTTATCGTGGCATAGAGATCCTGAGCGTAGGCTTCATATTCCTATTATTACTAACCTTGGTTGCCGTATGGTTATTGAAAATGAAGCACAATATATGTCAACAGAACATGTGTGGATTACTGATAATACAAAATACCATAACTTCTTTAACGGCGGAGAAGAAAATAGAATACATATTGTTGCAACAATAATTGAATAAAAAAGAGTAAATATGATTGAACACATTGTGGTTGGCTACATTATATATTGGATGTTAGCTCTTATTGGTATTACTTATGGATATCATCGTTATTTTGCACATGGTGAAGTAACACCGAAACGAGCATGGGTCGAATGCATAATGTTGTTTTGTGGAAACTTGTGTGGAATAACTAGTCCATTGACTTGGGTAGGTGTTCATAGGATGCATCACGATAAACATGATACAAATTTAGATCCACACTCACCAGCTCATCAGAGCTGGTTTTCAATTATATTTACTCGTTGGAAAGTACAAACTATTCCACGTAAATATATTAAAGACGTTATCAAAAATCCTCGTGTTGTCTTCTTTCATAACCATGGAACTCAAGTTTGGTTAGCCACATTAGTAGCATGCTCATTTCATAGTATTACTTTAGCATTACAAATGTGTATAGCTCCAGTAATTTTAGCACGTTTAGGATATGGGTTATTGAATTATTTTGGACATAAAAATGGTGTACCAGTGAATCGTCCTTTATTAAACATTATTGCTCCTATGGAAGGCAACCATGCAAAACACCACGGATAGAGATTTCAAAGGACCTAAAAGATTAGAGGTCGACTTTAGTACATGTATGACTGATGCTTTCAAATATTATTGTATGAAAGTTAAAGAAGGTGATTTAAGTTTATTGATTTATAAAGGTGCAAATGAAAAGACAGTGCCTGAATACAGTGGACTAGAAATGGTTGACCAAGATTTATATGGAAGTAAAGTTATTCCTGTAGGCGCAGATAATAATGATGAGACAGATCATGTTTGGCATGAAACAAAAATGTTATGGCACAGTGATAGATCTTATTCATCTGATGTTCATCCGGTTGTAGGACTATATTGTCAAAGCGCACCAGAAGGAAGTGCTACTACATTATTTTGTGATATGCAACAAGCGTGGAGAGATGCATCAACTGAATTAAAAGAAAAATCTAATATTTGGTGCATTCATGACGTTGATAAGTATTTTCAACAAGCACAATATCCTCATACATTTAAACCTAGAATGGAAAAGATTTATCGTAAAAGATCAAAAGCACGGCATCCTTTGACTATGAATGATAAATCAGGAACATACTTTTTTTATAGTCCAGCATATACATACTGCGACCACGAAGAAGAATTGTTAGAACACATTATACAAGACAAATATATTTATGAACACCATTGGAAAGACAATGATTTGTTAATATATAACAATTTAAAGATCATTCATTCTCGCGGAGAAACCGCAAGTGATGTTAAAAGACGACATCTTCGTTACGCGTTAACGTAAGATTATTAATATAAAAAATTCGTTGTGAACATTCTTGACATTTGTCTTTGCATGTCCAATACTCTTCATCAGTAAGAGTCCAATCGTAAGGAGTATTATGATTAAAAGCATAAATAAGTCTATTCATTCTTCCGGTGTGTTTATCATCACGGCTAATGAATATGTCTGTAATGTTATGGCTCTTAGCTTTTTCTACTTGTTGTCGTAATTGTTCAGCAATTGGAGGATATAACTTGTGTACTAGTTTACGTGGCATCATAGCACTTGTACCCGGAACAAGATATAATCTATTAAGAGCTCGCGCTGACTTATTGTAAAAGTCTTTCATGATAAGAGAAGAACCTAATATGGGTCTTCCATCTTCAAGTGTTACACTATATAATAGAGTATCATGTGTAAAGGCACGATCCTCAGTATAATTCTGAGGTAAACGATTCTTAGGATCTTTACGAGCTAGCTCATAGAGTTCATACATCTCAGGAAGAGGATTATGTGAAGTGAAAGTTTCAAACATTAGTACTATATATCATCATGTACGATAAGATTTTAAAATATGGAAACTTTATTCCATTAGATATAAAAAGTAAATCTTCTACTTTTCTTCGAGACATTGAGGATTATCATTCTGTTGATTGGGCACCTTATAATCCAAGAAAAGATATTGACCGTGAAGGCCTATCTCTGATATCGGAAGATGGGAATTTTGGAGGAGTTGATTTAGATTCCTTAGGTGCCTACAACAACGAACATAATACCGAATATAACGAGTCTTCATTTTCAATTGATACTCCTGCAGCACAATTTGCTGGTGATTGGATTAACCTTTGGCGTCCTCATGTAAAAAGATCGCACGTGATACGCCTAGGACCAGGAGGGTATTTCCCTACTCATCGCGATGACTTCAGGGACGAGATCACAACTATGAGGATCTTTTTTCATCTTATAAATTGTATTCCGAACAATATGTGGTTCATGCTTGAAGATAAAACATTAAACTTTATTCATGGTCATTCTTATTTTATTAATACGTGTTTAAGTCATTCAGTATTTGCTACTTATGAAGCAATGTTTATAGTATTAAATGTAGAAGTTAATGAAGAT